TCTGGATGCATTGAATATACTCCAGCAGACATCCTTTCATCATTTAGACCTATTGTTTTAAATACATCTGGATTATCATCAATCATTTGTTGAGTAACTTCATAGTTACCTACTTTAAATGGTTCTGCACTTATATCCTCTGTAATTTTGATATTGTTAGCAGTCAAACCTTCTACTTTGTTTTGATTCTTTGATGTTTGATAATGATAACAATTTTCTATTTTAGATACATTTATGAACCAACTTAGTTTTTCTTTAGTTCCTGTAACCATCGATGGGTCAACTTTTATTTGTGCATCTGGAGTACTATAAGTTGCATATTGAATATCAGTATCCATTGCAACTATTGGTGGATTTTGGTTATAGAATATTTGACTCTTATTCCATTTACCCCACAACATAAATCCATAGTACCAACCAACTGTATCTGTATCAGATACAACATCTTCAATTAGATGGATATCATTACCACTATTGTCTACATTGGTTACTTTCATTTAGTTCATTAATCCTTTTATATGCATCATGGAGTTGTCGTTCTAAATCTTTGACATTATTCCTTAATACTTGATTTTCTGCTTTCAACTCTTTCTCTTCTCTTTCTGTCATTCTCTCTTTTCCTTAGTTGTGCCTTGACAATAATTCTTTCTTTCTCATTGAGACATGAAGTATCTTGAGGGCCCCAAAGTGTACCGATACGAGTTAGTTTATCACATGCAGATAACATATGATTCCATACATCATCCTCTGCACTTCCTTTTCTATCTGTTTCGAATAGTTTTCTACTGAATCGTAGTGATGTGGTTTTTTGTTTTTCTGCATACTTAGAGATTTCTCTACCAATTTCTGCATATAACATTTCCTGTGGTGTTATGTCATAAGGTGACTTTCGTTTTTCCATAATATATTCCTTTCATATTGTAATAAATTTAAACTATTATACCAAATAATGTACCTACGAATCAAGTTTATTTTTAGTAAATAAGTCTATAACATTTCCCTTAGATTTTTTCTTTTCTAATTGGTCTTCTTCAAATGCATCAACTTCTTTTTGAAGTTCTGGTGGGGTGGAATAACCTAAGTCCGATAGATAGTCTTTTAAGACAAAAGGGTCTAACATATCTGCATTCCATTCTTGTTCTTGTAGAAGGTCTGAACCATCCTCTTGCATAAGATTTTGACGACTTCTTAAGTAAGTATCACATATCATTGAAAGATGTGTGACTGCTTTATAAAGTGATAACCACTCTTGATTAATTTGAACTGGATTGTCATGGTCATCTGCAAATGCAATTGCCATTTTACTAAACCATCCATCTTCATTATTTACGATAAGAGCAATATCTCCTCGTGCAAGTTTTAAGATATGTTCTTTGTCTGACATTTTTATGAGTAGATATCTACTCTGATTGCATCATATAGTGCTTCATTCTCAGATGAGAATGCACCAGCATCATATTGTTCTTGCCAAAATTCTTTCCATTTTACATCCGATGTTGCAGTATGTTGTATCATAGGATGTCCAGATGGTAGACTAAAGACACCACCATCGATATCTTGCAAGTTAGTTTCTACTCTTTGACCACCTACAAAATTAAGAATGTCTTTTGTTGTTCTTGGTTGACCAAGTGTTGTACAACAATGTGTTACCCATGTATTAAGATTTGCAGTTCTACCCATTCCATTTGCAATTAGAAAACTATCAATCAAAGATGCAGTCTCATGACTACCACCCTTTAACCATTCTTTTTTGTATTTCATAGCTGCACCAGAAACTAAAAAGTCATTAACACATGTAGTTTTAAATTTGTAATCTTCTCCTCTACCAAAATCTTCTAGAGAGACTTCTTCATTAGAGGGTGATATGTTTGCAGCTGTTGATTTGTTTGTTGATGCATCTGGAATTACACTTGATGAAACTGTTGCCATAGGATTTACTTCTCCAGTAATTGCTTTCTTGTAGTCATCGATGTATTTCCAATATACTTTTACTTCAACACTATCAAAAGTTTCAGTATTTGCAACTACAGTAGAACCATTCTTATAAACATAAGCTGCCATGTAAGCATCAAGTCCAGAGTTACCTAACCATTGTGCAGGCCCCCAATTAGATGTATCATTATCATCTTTACCTTTTGAAAAACTTAAAGTTGCTTTTGGATTTCCATCTGGAGCTGCACCATATTTTGAAAGCATTTCATCTTTTTGTGCAATGCCATCAACATTAGTATAAGTTCTTTGACCATCCTCGATGAATTTACCATCCATCCAATCACTGTCTTTAACTATACCATCCCTTACGATGTATTGGTCACCAGATTCTTTCATCATTTTACAGAACTGTGCAGATGTCATTGGTGTTGGATGAGTATCATTCATTGCAATAGTTTGCATAGTTGCACATTCATATGAGTTGTCTTCAACCCATGATGGTATTGTTTGTCCCCAAGTATCAGTTGCCATAATCTATCCCCTTGTTATTTTTTTTACTCTTTCAATTTGTTGTGAAATAATTGCTTTTCTATTTGGCCAATAGATATACTCTTTGTCTTCATTCTCCATAAGTTTGTGGAGAAGTGGAAGTATAAGTTCTTCTGCATCTGCAAGATTTGATTTCAATTTCGATACTGCAACATCTGTAGAACTTCCTACATTTGTTTTTGCTTCGTCTAATTCATCTAGTGCATTAGATACTAATTTGGTAAGTACATCTACTTTACCATCTAAGTTATCTATTTGTTCTGAATTAACTGCACTCTTAGATGACTCTGCAACTTTTTTAAGGTCTTCTGCAATCTTCTCGTTGAGAGCTGCTGATTCCCCAGTTTTAGTTGTAAGTTCATCTTGGTCTACTGCTGTAAAACCGAAATCGAAACTATCTGCCATTACTTTTTACCTTTACTTCTTTTTAATTTTTCTCTAGCATCAACTGCTGGTTCAGAAGTTTCATTTCCTTCTGTCATACCACCATCAAGATTAACTTCTTCTTGAGTTACCTCTTGTTGTGCAGCTTGTCTAATCTGAGCTTGAGTCTGACTTTCTGCAATTAGAATTTCTCTTAATCTTCCGATTGTTGAAAACTCTTCTGCTTTGAAAGTTCCACGACTTGCACATGTATCAATAACTGCAACCATTTGTGCCAATTCTTTTAAACCCAAAATTTGAGTTTGCATCAAATCAACTTGTTCTACTTGATTCATAATATCTCCATAATAATTTGTACCATCTAGTCTAAAGGACTTGATGGGAATCTTTTGATTGTTACTGGGACATCACCTGCCTGAGTATCAATCTGTTTAACTACTGGTTCTTCTGCATTATAGGTACAAACAATGTCTGTACCTGGCTTGAACCACTTTTTAAAGTCATGATTGTACATCAATTCATGGGTTTCTCCACTCATTGGGTCTACAATCTTTAACAATCCCATAACTGGGTCATAGTGACGAATCTCTGCAATCTTAGTTGCACCATTATTGGTGTAAGTAATTGCTCTGTCTTCCTCAGTAAGTCCCAATTTGTTTATTGCCTTTTCCATAGTAGTATTTATATCAATACTTACTTAGGACTTAGGTCAAAACCTGCTAATTCACAAATTTCTTTTGTGACAGATTTGAAAGGCATAGTCTTATCTTTAATTGCAATCAAGAACTCTGCTTCAGATTTCTCAAGTGACCTTAAAGTGTTAAGATATATTTCCTCTCGTTTAGCTTGACTTGCTTGTGCAGAACCACCTTCAACCCAATACTGCATTCTTTTGAATACACGAATGAATCTTTCTGGTGCCATATCCATTGCACCATCTGGTGTGTCTGGGTCTCCAACTACAAATCCATCTGGTAAACCTTCTGGTAAAGTAAACACTACCCTTGGGTCAAATGCAGCTTTAAGTGCATATTTAACATCGTTTCTTTCATTGAAAGTTTTTAAGATGTCAACCTTAGATTGTTTACCTTTAGTTTCTTCAACCAACTCAAGTATTTCTACAATACTTGGATTTCTTGGTAGGTCTGAAACACTTCTAGTTTTCACTGGTGTTTCCTCAGGCCCATCAATAACTTTCTGTTGTGTTTTACCAATAGATTTTTTCATTGCTTGAGCAATTCCTGCTTTACCAACTTTAGATTCATATCCAGACATAACATCAGCTGCATCATCTACTGCTGATGGTATTGACTCTTCTTTGACTGCTTGAATTTCTTCATTTGCAACCTTTTCTAAAGTTTTTTTATTAAGTGACCCTTTAGGTCTTCCTCGTTTTGCCATAATTAAAAGTCTCCGATACTTTCTTCTAAATCCATCAATCTGTTTTTAATAAAGTAGTTAAGTAATCCACCTCTGGATGCAACTTCTACATTATCAAACTCATGAAGGATTTGATTTTTATACTCGTTAGGTATATAGGTCAAGTCTATAAGACTCCTATTCCTTTGTAAGTTTCTATCTACCTCATCATCGTTTGCAACTAATGGGTCTTTAATGACCTCTCTTTTCTTTTTAGATAGAGGTCTTTGTCTCATTCCAGATACAAATACATCATCTTGAGATAGAACATTAGGAACACCATCACCAGTATCACCACTTATAATGTGGTCTCTAAGATACTCTTCTGCCTGTTCCTGTGTTAGTTTTATATTCTTCTTTGTGATAGGTGAGAATTGTTTAACTTTTTTGTACCTTTGAAGTTGTTGGAAATCTTTATCACCACTAACAATCATGATGTTTTCTGTATCTCCATACTTCTCACATAGAGTTCCTATGATATCATCTGCTTCACATTTTGATATACAGATATATTTATAAGGGAAATTTACCTTTAATTCTTCTCGAATAATAGATATGCAATCAAAGATTTGATTCCAATCTTTACTATCTTTGTCTCTTGTTTTCTTTCTATTTGCTTTATAGAAGGGATAGACATCCTTTCTCCAGACATTGTAAGAGTCATCTGCAAGGACTAACTCTCCATATGTTCTTTGGTATTTCTTTCGATACATTGCAAGACTCTTTAAACAGATATGTCTTACCATGTCTTCATTGATTGGTTCTTTTCCACCTCTGGTCTGTGCCATTAGTGACGCAATTAGAACCTGCGTTAGGTCAATTAAAATCATTCAGTTCTCAATAATATAGTGTGTTCGTTTATTCTTCCTGTAGGTTTAGATGATTTTGTATTTACTTCATCTAATACTTTACTTAATACTATTTTACCACCAGATTGGATTCTGTCAAGGAAATATTCTGTTTTATTTCCAATTTTTTTCATAGCACTGTAATTGTTAAATTTTTGGATGGTTGTTCCTTTGACTCCAAGACCACCTCTATCATCTGCAACAAACTTTGTAATCTCTTTGGTCTTAGTGTTGAATGTCCATAGTTGCATTGCACCCACGATTAACTCTGGATTAACTGAGGTAAGATGGTAATCTGTATCAGTTACATTGTAGTTTAGGTTCTTTGTTTGTTCTGATGCAGTATAAACTTTTTTCCTTCTCACTCTTTTCTGACTTCTTTTTCCTGTTGCATACTTGTCACAATCTACTCTGATACTAGAAACATAATTGTAATAGTCTTTTAGACCTTTCTTAGATAAGAATGAGTATGCCTCTTTAAGTTGGTCACACTTACCTTCTATTGTTTCTTCTAATTCTCTTTCTAGATTAAAGAAGTTGTCACCAACTTTTACTGCAACTGGAGCTGATACTTGTTCTTCTGTAAGATATTTAAAGACATCAAACTTATTCTTAGGATTATCTATGTAACAATCTATTTGATACTCAATCTCACCAGCATATTCATCTGCTTTGTTCTGTATTCTTTGTTGAATAGATATTTTTGGTTTACTTTTTCGTTCTTCCTGTTGGATTGATTTAGATGCTTTGATATCTTCTACTATCTTATCAACATGTTTTTGAATAAACTCTGTTGTCTTAGGGTCTAAAAGATTATCTTCAAATAAACAAGGGACTTGTCTACTTTGCATTCGTGCAAGGGCAGCTGCAGTTCTAGGGACATATTTAAGTCTTTTAACTCCAGTTACATATTGTTTTTCATATTCTCTTTCAGACATCCATTCTGATAACCATTCACCACATGATTTATTGTCACTCATGTAATTGTACCAATTCATGCATCTATCTTTCGTTCTAGTATCCTCTGCATGTGGTTCTTCACCATAATAGATTTCATCAAGAGATTTGGCTTTTCTCTTCTTCATATTATTTACTTATAATTCTCAAGATTTTAAGTATTGTCCCCATCGGTGTAAGTTGTCCTTTGTTTATCAAACTGACCCTTACTTGTAAGTGGTTTTTTCTGAAAAGGAAAACCTTCTTCTCTTTTCTTAGGTAAGTTATCAATGTGATTTCTTGCCCTTTTTGCTTTCTTTTCTTCTGCAACTATGATACTTGAATAGTATGCAAACATTCCAGCAAAAATAGTGATACCTATTACAATTAAGGTATCTAATATCTCTATTACTTCCCAATCCATTTTACATCCCCCTTTGGTATAACTTGATATGCACCTTTGTTGTATGCTGGTGCAACTGTAAACTTTTTAGACTCTTCTAACTTCCAAGAGTTATCCACATTTTTAGATGGTCTTGCATTAACACCCATCGAAGGATATTTTTTTGCAAACTCTTCACTTGCTTTTATTCTGTCCAACTCTACTTGACTAGGAATATGCCTTGAGTATGACACAGTATGACATTTTTTCTTTGTCTTTAGACTCTTGGTCTTTCTTTTACGACCAGTACTGTCATACCTTAAACTGTTTGTATAATTTATTGTACCCATAATGTAATCAAATTTCTAAGTAGGAAAAACAATCCTACAGTGTTTAACATAATCAATGCTCTATCTTTCCATGCAATAGAAACACCTACCCAACCAGTGATACCACAGATTGATAATATCAAATCTATGTGTTGTAGTTCTGGAATACCACGAATTGACATTGCACTTAGTACTAATGCAGATGATACCCACTTAAGATACCAATCCCATGTATACTTTGGTGTTGCAGATTTAAAAATCCTTGTAGAGTTCTTTAACTCTTCTGTAGTAAAACTACTAGACTGTTTCTTTGCTTTTTCTTTGAGATTCAGCAACTTGTTTTTTAAGTTCTTTTTCAAAATCTTTCCACTCCTTATGTGTTTTGAAATCACATATCTGTTGTTGTTGTGGCTGTGCCATAACTATTTTCCTCGTCTCTCTAAAAAGTGAAGTGACAACGATGATGGGGAAGGAGAGAGTAAACCCAACCATCAGCACCTTGAGGGATTTTAAGGGAGAATCAGACTCCCACCCAATATACAACTGCTATGAGTTGTCACTTCGAACTGTTATATGCCTTGCGTCATGTGAGAATAACACTCACTGGTAGAACCCATTGGTTCTCCACAAAGACATAGACCTTCATCTGATTGTGCATCAAGAGCTGCATCTACATGAGCTTGTTGTTCCTCAGTCAAGGTTTCGTAATTGTTTATCATTTCTTGTAATGTCATAATTCTATTCTACTATAAGATGTACCTATCTGTCAAGTTTTATAAATTTTCGTCTGGATTTCGAAAATAGTTTAGATGGAGTTTTATAGAAGAGTTCTTCTTTAGTTCCAGTTTTAATGTATCCTACATTCTGATTCTTTTCATTAAAGATGTAGGTATGATTTGGAACATTGCATCCAGAGTCACTCCAATCTGTTATTTCTTTGTAGTATGTGTACATTAATATCCCATCCTTTCAGTTACTTTTTTATGAAGTTTTTCTTCTAGTTTTTTTGCTTCTCGTTCACTTGGATATCTATCTTCTAGAAATTGTTTCACATGAATCATTTCATGTGCAAGTGTTTGAAACATATTATCATCTTCTTTTGTTAATTCAATTGTTACAGATTCAACATCACCATAACAAAAACCTATTGCATAATCATAATCACTTGGAAACTTATTGTATACCAAGACTTCTATGTCTGCCTGTCTAATTTTTAGTTCTTTACATGCTTCTATAATATAATTATAGATTAATGATTCATCTATATCTTTGACACGACCACCTCGTGGCCCCATAATTGTCACATCAATCATTCCAATTGTACTCTGGTTTTAGTTGTTCTTTGATTATTGTTTCTATAAATTCAATGGAGTCCCAACCAGTACCACCAATGTGCCACTCATAATTACCTTGAGGAACACCACCAGTTTTCCAGTTGTAGATTGTTGCTTTTACATAATCCCAATCTTCATCACCATCTTCATCAATGTAGTATCTTTTACCAGTGATAGACCATGATACATTAACTTTTTCATCTATTGCAGAATCCTCAGTTGGTTTACCAAAGAGTTCAACCAAGTCATAGAATGAAATTGCATCTGTGTATCCTTGTAATGAAGTACCAGCAACGAAGTCACTCTCGACTTCGTAACTGTTTTTGATGTATTCGTTAAACATTTATGCAGCCTCCAACATTGAAAGTGGGACTCTGTAAGAACCTTGTGGAAGTTCAACCACTGCTTTCTTGATTGCAATTTTAGTAATTGTACCAAGAGTTCGTTTAGTCTTTTGAACCACATAGACTTTTTGACCTACTTGAAGAGCAGCTTTGGTTTTACCCTCGACTACAGACTTTGAGAATGAGATTACCTCATTTAACTCAGAAACAGAACCCAATTTTGAGAGTTCTTTGATTAAAGTTTTACTTAACATATATTTTCCTCACTATTTAATATACATGTAGTATATCAAAAAGTGTACCCATGTGTCAAACAAACAAAACCCCAGTCACTTCTCACTCTTCAGCAGGTTAACTGGGGTCTCTGGTTAAGGTCTTCTATCTCACAATCGTTATTTGTTCTTGACTCCAATCTTGCTGGCAAGGTAACTAACCTCGGTTTCTCTTAACTTACTATGTAAGTATATCAAAATATGTACCTATATGTCAATCACTATATTTGAGGTTTATATTACTGTGATGTTGTTCATCTGCTCTGACTTTTTTGATTAAGTCTGAAAGCTTTGCATTCTTTTTCATTTTGTAATAATCAATTGCAAGTTGTGGTGCTGGAATATTCTCTACTTGACCACTTTCTACCATCTTAAGGTATTCTGTATATGACTTTACTGCTTCTTCTTCAAAGTAATGTATCATTCTATGTGCAGTTTTAGGAAATAAAACATATAGAACAAAGTAAAAACACCAAAAGATTGCTTGTGCAAACAAGACCAACCATCTTTCAAAGATATTTGGTTTGGTAATCTCTACAAAGAACATAAGATGCATTCTTTCATTTTCTGCTTCTGCAAGAAGTTCTCTAATTTTAGGGCCATACCCTGTTTCCATTTTACGAAGACTTCTAAGATGTATCCACATACCAGCAACCATGCCTGGCACACCTGCTACTGTTTCTAGGACAACTGCACGATGTCCATATCTCTTTGCAAAAAAAGTGTCTGCAACAAAACGAAAGAACTTCGTCATTGACATTGCAAACCAATCTGATATTTTATTCATCCTTATGCATTTTAATGAATGCCTCTGCGTCTAAAACAACTAATGCTTTTTGACGATTTCTTTTAATGACTACAAGTGGTTCGTAGTCCCCACAATTTGATTCTGCTTGTTCGTATGCAGACCAAATATTTAACTTTTCTTGATTCTTACATTCTATTGAATATGGAAACTTTATTCTAGCCGCTCTTGCCATGGTGACATCTTCACCACCAGCACCCATAGAAGTAGATTTGATATCCTCTGGATGAATATCTAATTCTTCTATTAGTCTTTCTCTAGTCCACTTTTGTAGATTACGACCTTTTGCTTTAGCAGACTGAGGTTTCACTTAATTTTTCCCATGATATAATTGTATCCCATTCTATGTCATCCCATTTTTCATTAACAGTATCCCAAACTACAACCTTGTTGCTTTGAATACTTTGTCTTGCCGAATGACCTTTATAAATTCCACTGATATTCTTGTCCGAATTTAAAGACCTAAAATCTATTTTTACTCTAGATGTTTTTAATGCATCTAATATTACTGCTCTATTCATCGAAATCTAATTCTTCCTGTATATCAAATTCATCTTCTATTTCTAAGTCTGAACCACAAAATGGGCAAAATTTAATTTCATATCCATCACCCAAATCATATTCAACATCACCTTCTGCTCCACATTCTCCACAATAAAAAGACCTTACTTGTTCTGGGTCTTGCATAATTGTTATCTCCCTATTTTTCGTTCCAGTCAGTTGTGAACCATTTATATAGTTCTTGGTATCCACCTATTGCTTCACCATCAATCCTAATTTGAGGGAAGGTTCTTGCAGTAGGGAATTCTTCAAAGAGTTCTTCTCTTGTAAAGTCTGTGTCTAATTGTTTATAGACAAATTCTAATTTTTCTCTTTCACAAAGTTGTTTTGCTTTGTCACAAAAAGGACATTGTGTTTTTCCAAATATTTCTATCATTTTAATTCTA